GCTAACATACCAGCAGCAGACTTTTTATCACTATTTGCAACTAGCGATACTAACTATATACCAAGTGGCAGTACAGGGTTACATGAACCAAGATTTGCTGCGAACGTAGTTTTACAGACAAAAGCAGAAGCATATAAAGTTATTAGTGATTTAGCAAGTGTTATGAGAGGTATGATTGTATGGAAGAATGGAGAAGCACTTGTTATCCAAGACTCAGAAAAAGACCCTGTTTATCAATTCTCAAATGGTAATGTTATAAATGGAGAGTTTGAATATGAAGGTAGTGCACTCAAATCTAGAAGTAATCAAGTTATTGTTACTTGGAACAATCCAAAAGATTTATACAGAAAAAGAGAAGAGTATGTTGAAAATGAGGAAGTATTACAATTAGATGATGACTTTGTAAAACCTTCTAAGTTAGTTGCTTTTGGTTGTACATCAAGAGGACAAGCAAGACGACTAGGTAAATGGAAGATGTTAAGTGAGAATCTTAACACTCAAACAGTCAGTTTTAAAACTTCTATTAATGCAAGTTTCTTACAGCCTGGTGATATTATCAATGTTCTTGATAAAAGAAAACAAGGTAAGTCATGGGGCGGAAGAATAAGTGCAGTAACAGACACAAACACATTTACACTTGATAGAGAGTTTGCAGTTGATTCTGGTTATGCGGTAAGTGATTATAAAGTTAGTATTTCTTTTTCAGGACAAAAATGTTTACTTGCACAAGACTCTGCAACTATAGGCGGGTCTTCTTTTGTAAGAGGAGATATAATATCAGGTATAACTACTATTGAGGCTTCTCAAAAAATACAAGACGATAGTGGTAATACAGTATTTACACAATTTACTCCATACAGTTATGTTGAAGAAAAAACTCTTTCAAGCATAGATGGAACAAGTAATGGCAAAACAACTATTACTGTATCAGGTAATTATAGCACAGCACCAGTTGTTGACCAAATGTTTGTCATACAAAGACCTTCACTAACGACTGGAAAAACAGAACAAGTAGCACAACAATTTAGAGTAGTATCTTTAGCAGAAGATGAAGATATGAGTTTCTCAATCACTGCACTAGAATATAATCCAACTAAGTTTGATAATGTTGATAAGAACGAGCCAATCAAAGAGTACAATACTTTATTCTTACCAAACTCAGGAGATGCAGTTCCGAATGTAACAAAATTAAGAACATCTACAAGTCAAAGACTCTTGTCCGATGGTGTAAAAACAAATGTTTTAGATATCACATGGGAAGAGCCAAAGAACGCAGATGGAAGTTCTTACGCATTTGTAAGAGAGTATGTAGTTGAATATTCTACTGATAATGTAAAATTCTTAACAGCAGGTAGTACAACAGGTACAGACTTTGCATTAGAAGATGCAGTATCACAAACATATTATATAAGAGTAAGAGTATTTAATATGCTAGGTAAAGCATCACCAGTAGTTTCAGGTACTTTTGATATAAACTTCCAGACAGTAAACTTAGGAGAAGAAGATGAAGGTGCACAATATACTGTAAATAAAACAGGTACACTAACTAATGCTTCTATTGAATTAAATACTACAACAGGACTTGTAAGTTTTACTCCTGATGATTTTAATTACTCAGCACTTGGAGCAACTACTACTGTAACAAATCAATCTAATTTAGACTTTAGTGGATTATCAAATAGTGAAACAGGATTCATACTATTCGATAAAAGTGCGGGTGCTTTTGTAGCAAGAGAAAAACATAGTGCCTCTGACGCATACTTTGCAGTTGGTGGCTCTCCATATGCTACCGCAACAGGTACAATCTCAGCAACACAAAGTGATATTGGTAGAGATGTAACAGGTAGTGGTACAGCATTTACTACTGAACTTGCAACATTTAACCCATTCAAAGCAACAGTTAGTTCTGTAGATTATTACTTCAGAGCAGGAGAGATATCAAGCGATACAGCACTTGTAGCAGATGAACCGTTACCTGTAGATATATCAGGTGGTGCGTTCTCAAAACCAACTACTCTAGTTGACTATGCCAATGATAGTATATTTGGGTCAGTCAAAAGAAACAGTTCTACAAGTTATACACTAACTCTATTCGGAGTTACAAAAGGTGAGCCTGCATACAATGTGGCAGGAAGTAATGAAAACCATACTTTCCTATCTTCAGATTCATCTGGAACTTTATCAAGTTCTGTGATAAATGCATTTAGTTGTTCTTATACAGTATCGAAAGGTACAACTGCATTTAGTTTTGCATCAAGTGGAACTACAGCAGCAACATTTGGTTTATCAATATCTGCCTCTGGTTGTACTGCCGCACTAAGTGGAAGTGGTGTAATTACAGTAAGTGCAGTTGCATCAAGTTCTGCCACGATTACAGTAACAGTTACAGACTTAGCAGCAGGAAGCACAATTGCTACAAGAGTTATTACACTAACAAAAGCATTGAAAGGAACAGATGGAGTTGTAGGTAGTGATGGTGATGATGGACTAAGGTCAGTACAAGGTTATTTATACTACGAGAAAACAACATCAGGAGCACCAAGTGCACCAGGCTCAACTACATATAGATTCGCTACTGGAGATGTAGATGGCGGTAGTGGAGCAACAGAAGTTCTAGCATTAGATGAAACTTCTGCAGTAAACAAATGGACAAACCAACCAAGAACACAAGACCCAACACAAAACACGCATTGGACTGTAAGATACTTTGGAACAGAATCTAGTGCAGGTTCATCAACTTGTACTGTAACTTATAGTACTATTGTACAGCATACAAACTTCTCTGGAGTAGTTACTTTTAGTGATGGAACTTTTAGTGAGGGTGGAACAGCAATTACAACTATCGATGGTGGTAATATTGCTACTGGAACAATTACAGCAAATAAAATAGCATTATCAGGAAGTGGTAGTCTTACTATTGGAAGTTTAACAAATGATAGTGGCTTTGTCAATTCTACACAAGCCGCTGCAGCAGCACCAATACAATCTATAAATGGTTCAACAGGTACCGCAGGAGCAGTAACTATTTCAGCATCAGGTCTAAATATAACAAGTAGTGATGTTTCAGGACTAGGAGATGCAGCAACATCATCTGTATCTAGTATTAGGTCAGGGACAACTGCATCAGATGTTGGACTAGGGAATGTATCTAATTTAAGTGCGGCTGATATACGAGCAGGAACAACTAAGTCAGATGTTGGACTAGGAAATGTGGATAATACTTCAGCGGCTGATATACGAGCAGGAACAACTGCATCAGATGTTGGGCTAGGAAATGTATCTAACTTGACTACTGCGCAAGTAATTCAAACACTCTTTACAGCATCAACATCAGTTACAGCAGGTAGAATAAAACTTACATCAGGCACTACACAATTTTTATCAGATAGTACTACTGCTGTTGCAAACAACTCAATAGATATAGATTCAAGAAGTGGAAACGGAGGCCCGCGTATAGTTATAGCGGATAGTTCATAATGGCAAATAGAGTTTTAGTAGGAAAAATGGGCAGTGACTTTGGAATAAAAGTTTCAAAGGAAGGTTTCGATGTTACAACAACAGCAGATAAAAATTTATTATTTGATTCTACATCTAGAAGAACAGGACTTGTGTATGCAGGAGCAACAGGGTTAACTCTAAATGATAGTGCAGATAATTATTTAACAACAGGAAGTAAAACAAGTTTAGGATATCCTCCACTAGTAATATTTTCAGAGAAAAATAATGGAAATCTACTATTTGATGACTTTCAAGGCGATGTTTCACAAATGAGTATATGGAAAACAACTACATCAACAGTAACACCTTGTACTGCACAGACTGCAGCAGTTTCCTTTTTGGGTGGTAGTAACATTTTTACAGGAACATTACCTTCAGATGGTAGAAACTATGACGGAGTTAACTCATCAAACGAAAATGCAATAAATGTAAGTTACTTTGTGCTAAGAATACCATGTGCATGGGGATATATGAACGATACATATTTTGGAAGTTAAATTATGGCAAATAGAATATTAATAGGAAGAGGATCAACTGCAAGAGGAACAAGTAACTACGGTCTATGGGTAAGTAGACCTGGAAAAGATGTTACTACTTGTACAGCAGATGAATTAATTTTTGATACAGATGCAGGAGCGGCAACTGATATCAAAGGATTATTTCAGTTACAAAATGTAGATACAACTGCTACAACTCCTGTTACTTCAGGAACTACAGGCAGTGTAGCACAAGGAGCAACAGTAACAGTTTCTTTTTCAAATTTTAACTGGGCAAACGGAATCATACCTTTCTTTCGAGGAGGGATTAATGTTTCAGGTTCTGGGTCAGGACAGAGTGTATCAAGTAATGGTTTTACGATTGATTCTTTTAACACATCAAGCGCAACTGTAACAAATGTATCAGGTGGCTCAGCAAACTTAAGATTTTCAGTGCTACCTAGTTTTTCGGCAAATGCGAGGTTTTAATGGCAAATAGAGTATTATTAGGTAAACGCGGAACAAAACAAGGTATATTTGTTTCAAGGTCTGGAGTAGATGTAACAGATTCTACATCAACAACTCCTTTATCTTTTGATTCAAATGCGGCATCAAGTTTAATTGTTCATGCATACGGAGAATGTTTATTACCTGCACTTAATGATACAACATCACAGAATTTTACAAGAACATGGAATGGAGTAACTTATAATAGTTTTACAAAAACCATAACACATAACTTAGGATATATTCCTGCTTATGCTGTTAGATGGAATACTTTAGACCAAGTCACAGGAGGAGGAGTTAGTTCAAGTGCTGGAACAGGAACAGTAGATACAACTTATACTCCTTTCTGGGTTAATCATCAACAAGAAGAGTGTGTAGAAGAAAGTGAGGACGGCTGTGAAGAGTCGGATACAACAGCAGACGCTGATGGAGGTCTTTATACTGAAATCAGTACAACTACGCTATTTCTAGAAAATGCATTTAGAGATTATATGGGAGAGTCTAATCTTGTAGCAAATGACACTTCTGTAATAGTAGCAGCATATATAATTTTTAAGGAAGAGAATTTTTTAAATGGAGAAAGTTTTTAATGTGGCATATATTTTATAATAATTCAAACAAAGAGATTCAGTGGTGTACTAATGGTACAGTCACCAGCGATATAATAACTGAGCAACAAAATGCGGGTCTTAGTTATTTGAGCAAGGACACTGATACAACTTTAACTGTAGACGACTACTGCGTAAATACGGCAGGAGATGATGTTGTAGAAAAATTAGTTTTTAATCCAACTTACAGTACAATAACCCCAAGTGTAGATGGTGTAGTAAATGTTACAGGTCTACCGGCAGGGACAGTAGTAACTGTAGATGGTACAGTAGCAGGTACTATGTCAGATACAACTCTGACATTTACTGCAACAGAACCAGGAATATATCAAATAACCTTTTCCAAAGATGGATATAAAAAAGGAACAGCAACAAAAATAACTGTTAAGAGGTACGGAGAATGAATATAAACTTAACAAAATCTGGAGCAACATGGTCACATAAAAGAGTAAGATACTACACTACTACTAATGAACAGTTAGACTTATTATACCATGACATTGATAGTGGCAAGTTCGGAGATGCAGCAAAAACTGGGGGATTCTATCTCGCAAGGAAGGCTGTAAAAGATAAATATCCTAAATCATGAGGATAAATCATAACCCCTCAAAAATAGTTCTTGACATCACCTCATATTTTTGGTATAATTTAGCATATAGGAGTAAAAGTTAAATGGCAGCAGGTACATACGATATCGTAATCGACCAAGGTTCTGATTACGCACTACAAATTCAAGTATCACAAGATGGGACAAATAGCAATTTGAACACCCATACTGCTCGTGCGCAATTAAGACCGTCACCAACTTCTACTACTAAAACAGCAGACTTTACATGTTCAATAGTGTCTGCTTCCGAAGGGAAAATAAAAATGGAATTGAACAATACTACCACTGCTAGCATAGCAGCAGGTAAATATTATTATGACTTAGAATTAGTTAATACTTCAGCAAGTACTGTAACTAGACTAATTCAAGGCGTGGCACGAGTCACCGCTGAGGTAACGCGATAATGGCTGTTAAACTAACTATTACTCCCCTAACAACATCTATCACTGCAACATCAAGTACTACTGAACTAACAATAACCAGTGCAATACCAGGTTCTGTTAGTGATGCCGACGCCGTAAGTTATACAGATGCCCCAGGCCAGTTAGCAGGGATAACCACAGTAGGAGCCGCGCTAGACCATTTAGCGAATCAATTCTACACCCAAACAACAGCGCCAACTGCAGGCTCAACCGGGTTAGCAGAAGGGGACTTATTTTATGATACTGATGATAATCAGTTAAAGATTTATCGTGAAGTCAGTTCTGGAACATTTCAATTTGTTCCAATAATGATTGGTAACAATTCGTCAGATTCAGACACGATAGACGCAGGGAGTTTTTAAAACTCATATAGGAAATTAAATAATGGCACAAACAATTAAGATTAAAAGGAGTAATACCACCGCTGCTCCTACCTCGCTTGGTGCTGGTGAGTTAGCCTATTCTAGTAGTTCTAATAAACTATTTATAGGACACCCAAGTTCGGCGGCAGTAACAACCATAGGTGGGGAAGTATATGTAAATATGCTCGACCATACTGCTGGTACATTGACCGCAAGTTCAGCAATCCTTGTAGATGCAAACAGCAAGATAGATTCTTTAAAATCTGGTAACATCGTAGTAACTGGGTCAAGTGACACAATCTCAACCGGTTCTGGAGCCTTAACAATTGCTCCTGCTGGAAATCTAATAATAACTCATGGTGGTACATTAGATTTAGATGGTCAAGCAAACTCATTAACAATACCTGATAACCAAGCAGCGGCTTTAGATATCAATGAAGGTGGAAACTCATACATGAAGTTTATCACTACAAACGGTAGTGAAGAAATTGAAATCGCAAAAGCAGTAGACTTGAACAATACATTGAATGTATCAAGTGCAGTAACACTAGGCGCTTCATTAGATGTAACTACAACTTTAGGAGTTGATGGTAACTTTGATGTTGCAACAAACAAGTTTACAGTAAATGCTTCTTCAGGTAACACAGCAGTCGCTGGTACTTTAGCAGTAACAAGCGATATCACAGGTAGCGCAGACTTAACAATTTCAGGCGATACCGCATTGAATGGAGCAATAACTTTAGGTAATGCGTCAAGTGATGCAATCACAGTTACTGGTACTCCAACTTTCGGAGCATCAGCAGACTTTGACGCTGGACTAACAGTAGCAAGTTCACAAACAGTAGACTTCGGGTCTAACAGATTACAGAATGTTGCGACACCTACATCAAGTACAGACGCAGCAAACAAGTCATATGTTGATAGTGTAAAACAAGCACTAGACATAAAAGATTCAGTAAGAGTAGGTACTACAGCAAACCTATCGGCCTCATATAATAATGGGTCGTCTGGAGTTGGAGCAACTCTTACAGCAGACGCAAATGGAGCACTATCAGTTGATGGTGTAACTCCTTCAGCCGGAGACAGAATATTAGTAAAAGACCAGTCTTCAGCAGCACATAATGGTATCTATAGTGTAACAACTGTAGGTGATGGTAGTAATGCCTTTGTTTTAACAAGGGTAACAGATGCAGATTCTTCAACACAAGTTACAGGTGGTTTATTTACCTTTGTTGAAGAAGGGTCAAACAATGCAGATAATGCTTATGTACTAACATCAGTAACAGGTACTGCAACACTAGGAAGTGATAACCTTATATTTACACAATTCTCAGGTGCTGGACAGATTTCAGGTGGGGCTGGACTTGCTAAGTCAGGCAACACTCTATCAGTCAATGTTGATGATAAAGGAATAGAAATCAACTCAGACACACTAAGATTGAAAGGTATAACTGCAACTGCAAATGGAGATATTCTATTTGGAGCAAACGGTTCAAACGGTGGTTATTCAAGACTTTCAATAGGAACTTATGATTCTACAAATTCAGTAGGACAAATTTTACAAGTTGGAGCATCTTCCACAGTTACATGGAGTAACACCTTAGATGGAGGTACATTCTAAGAATGGCTCAAACTATAAAAATAAAAAGGTCAGAAACAGTAGGAAACGTACCGACAGGGTCGGATTTAGCAACACACGAGATTGCTATGAATGTTTCTGACAAAAAGATATACACAAAAAAAGAAGATGGAACAATCGTAGCGGTAGCAAACTTTAATGACCCAGATGCTACCGTAGATTTGTCCGATGTTCTTGCAATGAGTATAGCATTAGGATAATAAGATGGCATCAAACTTTAAAACAGCAACAAGCGCAGATGTAGGCACATCGCTTACAACTGTTTATACTTGTCCAAGTGGAACTACAAGTACGATAATCGGTTTATATCTTTGTAATCAAAGTGGCGGATCGATTGAAGGTACTGCACAGTTTTTCGATTCAAGTTCTTCTACCCATATAAGTCTAACACACGGTACACCAATACCTAGTGGCACAACAATTGTAGCAGTAGGTGGAGACGGTAAAGTTGTTTTAGAAGCAGGAGACGCAATCAAGGTACAGAGCAATGTAGCATCTTCAATAGATGTAACACTCTCATATTTGGAGCAAACATAATATGGCACTCATAGGAAAAGAAAACGCCTTAGTCTCTGTTCTTGAGGCAAATGCGGTTGGAACTACTGAGATAGTCAGTAATTCCATAACTGCCAGTGAGATAGCGGCGAATGCAGTAGGCTCAAGTGAAATAGCAGAAAATGCTGTTGGCACTTCCGAAGTTGCAACTAACGCTATTGGGGCAGCACAATTACAAGACACAGCGGTTACAGCCGTAGCAGATAATGCAATCAACTCAGCAGCACTGGCTTCAAACTCAGTAGATTCTGCTCAACTAGTTACAGGTAGTATTGATACAATACACATTGGCTCAGGTCAAGTAACCACTGCAAAGATAGCCGCAAATGCTATCACTTCAGCAGAGATTGCCGCAAACCAAGTTGGTAGTTCAGAGATAGCAGGTAATGCTGTTACAGGAACACAACTCGCCGCAAACTCAGTTGATAGTGCAGAATTAGTAACAGGTAGTGTTGACACTATACATATAGCAGCAGGAAATGTAACCACCGCTAAGTTAGCAGACGATGCAGTAACTAGCGCGAAGATTGCAGATAACGCAATTTTGACACAACACATAGACGATGGTCAGATAACAACAGACCAAATTTTAGATGGCACAATAGCAACAGGCGATATTGCAGATGACGCAGTAACAGCCGCTAAATTAGCAGCCAATGCAGTCGTATCAGGAAGTATAGCAAACGGTACAATTGTAACAGCAGATTTAGCAGACAATTCAATCACATCAGCCAAGATAGTAAATGGTACTATTGTATCAGCAGATATTGCTGCAAACACTATTGCTACTGGTAATATAGCAGATAACGCAGTAGATGGTACAAAGATAGCACAAAACTCTATCTTGACAAAACACATTGATGATGGACAGATTACAACCGACCAAA